GTCGCGGTCGTCTGGTCGATGGTCCCCGAGGAGACGCCACCGGCCATCGGCAACCCGCCCATGATGTTCTGCAGGTCGCCCTTGATCAGCTGCTCGGTCTGGATCGTCATCGTGCCCAGGTTCGGGTCGACCGGCAGCGTCGACACCTGGCCCGGATCCTCGACGAACCACTGAGCGCCGGGGTGGAACTCGAAGCTGTCGGGGTCGTCCACGTCGGTGCGGATCAGGGTGATCAGGTTCCCGGCCAGGCGCAGGTTGTCGATCCTCTGATTCTGGATCGTCCACAGCATCTGCTGCAGCTGACCAAGGGCCTCGACGACCGAGATCCCGTCCATCTGGAAGGCGTCCGGCATCGCCGAGGTGACGACGAAGGGCTTGCGCCCGTGCCGGTAGGGGTTCGGGATGTCCTGGAGGACGACGCGGCGGTTGCCGACGGTGATCACGCGCTCGTCGGTCCAGTACTCCAGCACCTCGATCAGTCCCTTGGTGCGGTCCTGGTTGCGGAGGATCTGCTCGCGCTCGCCGTAGCCGGTCTGAGCGGCGATGTTCTGCGTCTCCTTGAGGTCGTCGACCTTCTTGTACAGCCCCGCCTGCTCCATCTTCTTGAGCGCGTCGAAGGTCTGCCAGGAGCGGTCGATCACCCAGGCGGCGTCATCGACGTTGGTCGCGCTCTCGGGCCGGAAGAAGTCGCGCACGTCGCGGACGGTCATCGTCGGGCCGTCGAAGATCGTCACCTCCTGCTCGTCCTCGGAGGTCGAGGGGAAGCTGTGGATCACGTCACCGAACTGGTCCAGGATCTGGGCCTCGACCGGGGTCAGGACCATCCGCTTGGTCTTCTTCGTGCGCCAGCCGATCTTGGCGACGGTCTTCCCGGCGACGAGGTCCTGCTGCATGAAGGGCCTCTGCTTCATCGGGAAGTCGTCGTTGTCCATCGCCCACTGCAGGGCCTGGGTCGCGATCTCGCCGCCGCCGAGCCGGGCCAGGATCACCTCCAGCCCCTCGAAGGGCTGCGGCCGTGGCGTCACGTTCCACATCGGGTTCGGGTCGAGCATCGTCGCGATCATTCCCTCGACCGTCTGCAGGATGTAGGGCGTCGTCAGGTTCGAGCGCCAGGCGTCCTGCTCGTCGGTGCGAAGCTCGGCCATCCCGCGGTAGGCGCGGTAGCGGCGCTCGACCTTGTCGACGTAGTTCTGGCTGAACTGCTCCGCCGACTCCTGGGCGGAGACGACCAGCGAGAGCGCGTCCGCGTACTCCAGCGTCGGCTCGTACGGATCTCGGAGATCCTCAGCCACCGAGCGCAGACCGCAGCTTGTCCGTCTTCTGAGTCTCCGAGGCGAGGACCTTCTGCAGGTCGGCCTGGACCTTGTCGATCATGTGCGAGCGCACGTCGTCGGGGTCGGCCATCCCTGCCCTGCGGAGCAGGTCGATGGCTTCGCGCACCATCGCGAGCGGGTCGTCGTCGACCGGCTCCTCGGCGAGCGCGGCCTCCTCACCGGCCATCGGCCCCTGCGCGAGCAGGTCGGGTGAGTTCTGTCCGACGCCCCCTGAGAGCGCAGCCATCAACTCGGGCGGGAGTCCGCCGCCTGCCTCCGGTGGGGGAGGTCCTGCCGCACCGAGTCCAGGCGGCGGTCCTGCCATCATCGCTGGATCCATCATCTGGCTCACGGTCCGCTCCTCAGGTAGAGATCAGCCTGGATCGTAGGGATTGAGCCAGACGGCTCACTCCCACTCATAGGTAGCACGGTACTGCTTTCGGCGCTTCTTGACACGCTTGCGAGCGTCGTGGGCGTGGTGCCCGTAGAGCCGGTAAAGCTCAAGCGCGATGCAGAGCGCCATCACCCGGTCGTCGTTCGCGCCGTCGGCCGCTCGCGGTGAGGGGGAGACATCGCGGCGGACGAAGGTCTTGCACTCCAGGATCAACTCGGTCGGCATGTGCGGCAGCGTCCGCTCGCGGATCCACTGCTCGGCCTGGTTGATGATCTGGGGCCGGGTCTTCGTCGTGATCGGGAAGCCGTAGGTGATGTGCTGCTTGAAGTCGGGACGGTCCTCGATCCGGTGCCGGTAGAGCTTCGGGTAGGGAGGCCTGCCCTTGCGGCCGTCCCGGAGGCTGAGGACGATTGGCTCGCCGTAGCCGCCACCCATCTCGGGCGCGATCCTGGCGGTGTTGAACATCCGGCCCAGGAAGTGAGCCTGCTCGGCGGCGAGGTCTGGATCGATCCGGGCGTGGAACTCGGCGCAGATGTTGCCGTCGGTGAGGTCGATCACGAACATGCTGGTGTAGTCCTTGCCGCGGCCGGTGGCGACATCGATGGCGAGGCCGTAGGAGCGGTCCTTGACCGGGTGGTCGTAGAGGTGGATCCAGCCGTCCTTGCGCCGCACCACCTTCGCCTTCTTGCCGTCCTCGTCGACCTGGAACTGGAAGCGGAACTCGGGCTTGCGCGTCTTCTGCGCGTACCAGGAGAGCGCCTCGGAGTCGAACCAGCAGCCTGCCGTGCCGAGGAAGGCGTCGGCTGGGGTGAGCGGGTACTGCTCGGCGCGGTCGAACTCGGGCAGCGCCTTCGCGACACGGGCGTACCAGTTCTCGTCCCGGTTGGGGTGGTAGTTCCAGGGCAGGAAGATCGTGTGCACGCCGCGGTCGTCGGCGTTCATCCAGAGGTCGTAGAAGGTGCCGCCGATCCCGTTCGCGGTCGAGATGATGATGATCTGTCCGCCGTCGGCGATGACCGGGATGAAGGCCTTCCAGCCCTCCTCGGCGTAGGCGTGCCGGGCGTGCTCGTCGAGGATGACCAGGGTGGCGACCTGGCCGTGACCCGCCTTCGGAGTCGAGGGCATGGCGATCAGGGAGGAGATCTGACCCGACGGGTGGCGCAACTCGATCCGGGTCGAGGGCCGTCCCTTCTGGGGCCTGATCACCTCCACGTCCATCTTCAGGTGCTCGGGTAGGGACTCGAACAGATCCCAGGCGCGGTTGATCAGGACCGAGGCCTCCGTCTCGTTGATCGAGACGGCGAGCGCGTTGGTGCCCGGCGTCGTCAGCACCTTCCAGAGCGCGTAGCCGATGGCGATCCAGGAGATCCCCAGCTGCCGCGCCTTCAGGGCGAGCGTGATCTGGTTGAGCCGGAAGTCGTCCAGCACGTCCCCCTGCCAGGCCCAGCCCGAGTCCTCGCCGAAGTCGAACGAGAAGACCTCGCCCGTGCGAGCGTCGGTGGCGGAGGCGTGTTCGAGCAGGAACTGAGGTGCGGTGAGAGCGGCCGTCCGCTCCTTGTCCATCTGTGCGAAGCGGCTCTGCGCGATCTCCCAGGCTTCCTGCTGCTCGCGGTCGAGATCGAGCGTCGTCATCGGGGTTAGACTAGACCCTCAACCACACAGACGTGAGCCAGGGTCCTCTTCAGGGGTCCCGTCGCCGCTACGCACTGGTGCCTCTTGAGGATTGACCCTGGCCCTCGTCCGACTTATCGGAGGTAGCCCGATGCGGAAGATTCTACTGGTGCTCGCGATCACAGCGGCGCTCGTCTTGGCGAGCGTTGCAGCAGCGGACAACTACGGCACGACCCCTTCTCGGTACGCGAAGAGCAAGGCGATGGTGATGAAGACCTTCGGTCCCCGCTACGGGCCGACGATGGTGAGGTGCATGAACCGCGAGTCAGGCGGCAACCCGCTCGCCGCCAACTGGGGCGACTCGAACGGCGGCAGCTTCGGACTCCTGCAGCTGAACGGTGTCCACCGCTGGCGGAGCGAATCGATGGCACAGTTCAGGGCCAGGATGTGGAACCCGGTCACGCACCTCCAGGCTGCCAAGCGCCTCTTCGACTCCGCGAGGCGTGACCGGAGCAGCGGCTACAACGGCTTCGCCCCCTGGGGCGGTGGCTGCTGATGGCCGAGTTCGTCAAGCGGCCGATCCAGATCGAGGCCGTCCAGTGGGACGGCGAGAACATCGAGGAGGTGACCCGGCTCCAGCTGGAGGGAAGCCCGGTTCTCACCTTCTCCGGCGACAACGTCCTCGTCGAGACACGCGAGGGGACGATGATGGCCGACCTCGGAGACTGGATCATCCGTGGCATCGCGGGGGAGATCTACCCCTGCAAGCCCGAGATCTTCGAGGCGACCTACGAGCCGGTTGAAGACCAGTCGTAAGCTGCTGGCCCTGCGGCGGGATTCCGTCGCGGGGCCTACGGCTCCATCACGATGGCACCAACCCAGGCTGCCTGACCGTTCGCCATCACCCAGTGCATCGGGCACTGGTTTGCCGCCGCGACACTGACCCCGTTCACCGAGGTGACGATCTTCCTCGCGCAGGGCGAGTTGTTGATCGCGTCGTTGAAGGCCATCGGCGAGGTGTGAGGAGGCGTCTGCCGGATGCCCCGCGCCAGCGAAGCGCAGGGCATCAGGCCTCGACCTCGTCCTTCTTCGTCTCCTCGTCCTTCTTCGCCGCAGCAGGCTGTCTCGGAGCAGGAGCCTTGCGTCCCTCCGGCGGGACGTAGTCCGGGATCTTGACCAGCGGCTCGCCGTGCCCGAAGGCCGCGATGAAGTGGAGCGAGCAGTACTCGATCCCGTCGGGTCCGATCCAGCGAGCGTGAGAGGGATCGCCCAGGTTCGCCTGGCGCTCGATGCAGACGGGGCAGAGCGGAGGAGACTCGATCTGGCTCATGTCACACCCAGCTTCGCGTTGCCGGTCAGGGTGTTCCCGACCGAGACGGTGAGGCTGTTCGTCCCCGGCGCGGCCCAGGTGACCGGGTCGAGTTCGTTGGCCGCGATGGCGGTCGTCGGAG